CTAACCTACAGAGGTGACAATTCGACCTTTAAATATACTTCAAATGAAAAAATTTTCCGCCATATATAAACTCATAGAGGGTCGATACAAATGAACTACCACGACGTAATGGAAGTATACAAGAGACCAATGAGTGTCAGATATATACCTCAGATTTTCTGGGTGTTTGTATTCATGATAGTCTTAACTGTATTTCCGACAATCACTCATGCAAATCACTTACCTGTGATGTACGTTCAAGTACCTCAATGGGCAGATGACTGGGCAGTATGTGCCGTTGATATACCTGATGCAAAATGTCATTGGTATGTGATGGCACCTGATAACACATTCGGAGAAGGATTCGATTGGGAAAGTGCACCTTGGTTTGATGCTAATGGATTAAATGATGTTGCACCTATGCAAGCATCAACAGTTGTGGAGAAATTACAGAAGCAATGAAGCACATTCGTAAAGCAGTGATTCAACAAGATGATCTCACAGGAGATCTCTTTGTTACAATTCCAGAAGAAATCCTTAAGGATCTCACATGGGAAGAAGGAGATGTGGTAGAATGGGAATTGAAATCAGAAGTTGAACTATCTTGTAAATTTATCGATGAAGAAGAGGATTTCTAATGTATAATATTGTTATTAAGGAAAAGACATTTTACGAACGTCTTTCAAAAGAGGAAAAGGATAATACACTTACAATGCTTAAAACAATTATCGATAATAATTTACTTGATACCAAGTACACCTTTGAGGACATTAAAGTAGAGGAGGTTTATGACTTCGACAACTAGCGTAACGTATCACATTTACTTGAATGACAAATGTTTATTCAAGAACTTAAATAAAGAAGAATTTGATATAATATGGGGAAGAATTTATCACTCATATTTCAAAGAAGAACTAACGTACACAGAATGTGTGGGGGATATGTGTATTGAAGAATCCTCTTATTGACAATGACTACATACTATAGTATGATACTGATGTAACCCAAACAAATTATGGCTAAAGGATTTACTGTAAAGGCAAAGACTCCGACTAAGGGAGGAAAGAAAAAAGAAATAGAATACGACTACGAAAAAGCAAAGGAAATAGCAAAAGGTAAGGCAGTCGTACTGTGCCTACCTGGTCGTGGTTGTTCATATGCATTCATGAAGAACTTTGTTCAATTATGTTTTGATCTGGTACAAATGGGTGTGAGTATCCAAATCTCTCAGGATTACTCATCAATGGTCAACTTTGCACGTTGTAAGGTATTAGGTGCAAATGTCCTACGTGGTCCTAACCAAATCCCATGGGACGGTAAACTCAAGTACGATTATCAACTGTGGATTGATAGTGATATTATCTTTAACTCTGCACAATTCTTACAGTTAATCCTTATGGAGAAGGATATTGCTGCAGGTTGGTACATGACCGAAGATGGACGCACAACTTCTGTCGCTCACTGGTTGGAGGAGCAAGACTTCCGTACCAATGGAGGTGTCATGAATCATGAAACTGGTGAAAGTATGCAAAAGCGCCGTAAGCCCTTCACGGTGGATTACACAGGATTTGGGTGGGTACTCATCAAAAAAGGAGTTTTTGAACACCCAGAAATGAAATATCCTTGGTTTGCTCCAAAAATGCAAGAATTTGAGTCAGGAGAGGTACAAGATATGTGCGGAGAAGACGTTTCTTTCTGTTTAGATGCGATTGCAGCAGGTTTTGAGATCTGGTGTGACCCAAATATACGTGTAGGACATGAAAAAACAAGAGTTATCTGAAACATATAACATTTCAATCAAGGGTGTAGTGGCATGGAAGGATCTTTCAGAGGAAGAAATGTTCGAGACTCTCGAAGATCTTGCCCATCAGTACTACGAAAAGGGACATCCAGCATCAAAAGACATTAAAGTAGAGGTAAATTCATGAAAACTATTGAAAGAAGACCGAAAAAAACAAGACAAGGGGCAGGTAGACATACAAAGTATGCTGCAACTGCTCGAAATCACAAGAAAAAACGTCCTAGAGGTCAAGGATAAGAGGGTAAAAACCCTCTTTTTTTATGTTTTGATAAAAAGTTGTGAATTATACGTATAAATAAATTTAAAGCCTCCAAAACATGCCTATTTCTAATAGGATTACTTCAAAATCATTCAAAGATATCAGTTTTTCGTTTACACCACACCCAGTAACCAATGATTTGACTGTAGTTAAGAATGAAGATGCAATAAAAACATCAATTAAGAATTGTGTTTTTACACTTCCTGGTGAAAAATTTTTTAATGCACAATTTGGATCGCCAATAAGAGACACTTTATTCAATTTAATTGATGATGCAACTGCTTCTGTAGTCGCTGATACAATTAAAAACACAATTCAGTTATATGAAACTAGAGTTAGTAATGTAAGTGTAGAAGTTGAGTCAAGACCTGAGCAAAATGCATTTGGAGTAACTATATTTTATGATATTATTGGTGATTTATCCGCAACACAAGCAATTTCCTTCATCCTAGAGGCGACAAGATAATGCCATCTAACAAGTTTACAAATTTAGACTATGAGGATATCAAATCCTCGATTAAAGACTACCTAAGAGCGAATACCGACTTTACTGGTTTTGACTATGAAGGGTCAAATATGTCGGTTCTTATCGATACATTAGCATATAATACGTATCAGACTGCATTTAACACCAATATGGTCGTTAATGAGTCATTTATTGACTCTGCAACTCTTAGAGAGAACGTTGTTTCGCTTGCTAGAAATATTGGTTATGTTCCTAGGTCAAGAACTGCTGCAAAAGGTACTGTAAGTCTTAGTGTTACTGATTCAACTGGTGTTATTAACGGAAATACACTGACTTTAAGGAAAGGTTTAGTTTGTACTGGTGATTCTTCTGGAACAACCTATGCTTTTGCCATCCCAGAGGATAGAACAGTGGCAGTTGTGAATGGAGTTGCTGATTTTGGGCAATTTGAGGTATATGAAGGAACATTATTATCAAAAGCATTTACAGTTAGTGGTCATAGTGAGCAAAAGTTCATTTTAGATAATCCATTCATTGATACATCGACTATTAGAAGCATTGTTTTTAGACCTGGTGAGATTGGAGATGGTAGAAGGTATAGATTAGTTGATAATATCGTTAAAATTACTAAAGACTCTGAAGTTTTCCTACTTCAGGAGATTGAAGATGAAAAATATGAAATTCTCTTTGGTGATGGATTCTTTGGTAAGAAATTAGATCCAAATACTGATGTTAGGGTCGATTATATTGTAACTGAGGGTAGAGAAGGAAATGGTGCTCGTAATTTCTCATTTGGTGGAGATTTTTATGATGGTTTGAATGTAAGTGTGAATCAGAGCAACCTAACTATCACTTTAACTACCATTCAACCCGCTCAGAATGGTGATGAGATCGAATCTATTAACTCAGTTAAGTATTATGCTCCTAGGTTATATTCATCGCAGTACAGGGCGGTTTCTGCGACTGATTATGAAGCAATAATTCAACAAATTTACCCTGATACTGAGAGTGTTTCAGTAGTTGGTGGTGAAGAATTAGACCCACCACAATTTGGAAATGTTATAATTAGTATTAAACCAAGAAATGCTAACTTTATTTCTGACTTTACTAAACAGCAAATTTCAACTGAGTTAAAGAAATTTGCTCTTGCAGGAATTAACCAACAGTTAGTTGATCTACAAATATTAACAGTTGAATATGATTGTTTTGTATATTACAACAGTAATATATTCAATGATGTATCTACTCTTCAAACAAGAGTCAGTAACTCTATTCAAAAGTATGCTAATTCCTTAGATCTCAATAAATTCGGTGGAAGATTCAAGTATAGTAAGTTCGTTAATATTGTCGATGATTCTGATAGATCGATTACTTCAAATATCACAAGAATCCAAATGAGAAGAGACCTTCGTGCAGAAATTAACGTTACGAGTCAATATGAATTATGTTATGGTAACCAATTCCACGTTAATTTAGAAGGTAGGAACATTAAATCTACTGCTTTTACTATCAGAGGAGAAAGTGCACCTGTTTACTTTAGTGATGAACCAGATGGTAGTACAACTTCAGGAAGATTAACTATTGTTAGCGTAGATAGTAATGGTGAAGTTGTTACTATAGACGGTAATGCAGGTACAGTTGATTATATGCACGGAGAAATCCTTATTAACTCAATTTTCATCACTGGAACTGCTTTAAGTCAAAATATTATTGAAATACAGGCAACTCCAGAGTCCAATGATGTCATAGGATTAAAAGATTTGTACCTCAATGTTGACTTGTCAAAAAGTACGATAAATATGATTAAAGATACGATTAGTTCAGGAGATCAGATTTCTGGAGTATCATATCCAACTTCTTCTAGCTACACTAACGGATCACTCACCAGATAGAAATGATAAACAAGAGAGTTAAAATCAAGGACGTTATTGAGAGCCAACTTCCTAGATTTGTATTAGAAGATAACCCAAAATTCGCCGATTTTCTAAGACAGTACTACATTTCTCAAGAATTTCAAGGTGGTTCGATTGACCTTGCGGAAAATTTAGATCAATATATTAAATTAGACAATCTGATTGATAATGTAATCAATCCAGACATTATTTTAGAGAGAGAATGTACAGCAACATCTAGTGAGATTGTATTGTCTAGTTCTGAGGGATTGCCTGATGAATATGGTTTAATAAAGATTAATGATGAGATCCTCACATATACTGAACTAGATGGTAACACTATTAAGGGTTGTATTAGAGGTTTTAGTGGTATTTCAAAATATAGAGATGAAAATAACCCTGAAGAGTTAGTTTTTGAGTCTACAGATGCATCTGCTCATACTTCAGGAGTTCTTGTATTTGATACAACTGGATATGCTGCTGCCGATTACTATTATCAGAGTGCCACCATCACTAAGATGTTTGGTATTATTCGTGTTAGGGCAAGAGGAACTAGTGGTAGAAGCACTCCTACTACATTCAGATTAGGTATCACGAATATTGATAATGATTTTTACCAATTAAGTAATGCTAATAGAGATGTAAATACAAATGATTTAACCAATCTTGGTATTGATTCTTTAGGTTTAAATCAAACTATTGTCATTGATGAAGGTGATACAATTGAATTTATTGTAAATGCACAGGGATTTCCTGTTTGGATTCAAAATATAGGTAATGGATATGATACAACTGCAGTTTTAACAACTGGAGTTACTAATGGTGGAGCAAGTACAACTACAGCAGTTCAAAATCTTAGTGTAGAATTTTTAAAAGAGTATTATATTAAATTAAAAGAACTATATGCTCCTGGTTTTGAAGATAGAACCTTAAATTCAGGTATTAATGTAGGAAATTTCCTTAAAAACGTAAATTCTTTCTACAAAACAAAAGGAACAAGAGAATCATTCAGAATTTTATTCAATGTTCTTTATGGTAAAAAGGTTCAAGTAGTTGACCTTGAAGATTTTGTTGTAAAATCATCTACTTCTGATTACTTAAGAAGAGCAATTGTTGTTGTAAGTGCAATTAGTGGAAATCCTTTACTACTTACTGGTCAAACTCTTTATCAAGATGCAGACCCAACTAACCCAGACGTTCAACCTGCATCTGGTCCTATTTCTGAAGTAGAAATTTTTACTCGTCAGGGTGAAGAGTTTTATAAAATTCCGCTTTTTGTTGGATATAACGAACAATCTTTGGTCTCTGGTTCATTCTTTGTTCCAGGTTTTACTAAAAATACTTTACTTGCTTCTGCTAATACCAGAGTTATTAACGTAGATAGTACAGTTGGTTTCTCTAGGAGTGGTTCATTCTATATTGATTCCCTTGGAATTACTGTAACTTATACTGATAAAAACCTAACTCAATTTTTAGGTTGTTCTGGTTTAACATCTGATCTACCAGTTGGAAGCGAAGTCAGATCTACAGTTATTGCATATGGTTATGAGGAAGGAGATTCTACCAGAAAGGTAGAAATGAGAATCACTGGAGTTCTTGGAGAGTTTGAGGCTCAAGGAAGTAATTACTATCTTGATGTTGGTAATGAAATTTACATCAAGAGTATTGGTGAAAATATTGCTCCACCAGCAGATCCATTAACTTTACCGACTTACAAACAAAGAATTTTTAACTCTTGGATCTATAATATTGCAACAAGATATGAAGTATCTGAAATTACTGGTTCTACAGTTTCTATTTCAGATAAGTTTGATAAGAGTAATCTAAGAACAGGAGATTCTGTAGATATTCTTGCTAGAGGAACAAATACAATTACAACAACTGCTGTTGTAACTGTTATCGATAATAATACTGTACAATTATCTAATACAACAGGAATTACTACTGATAGAAATTGGGATATTAGAAGAGTAATTAGTAGGGCAACTTCTAGTAATAATTTGATTGAATTTGGAAATCAAACAATTATTTCCAATATTCAAAATGCATATGTTACTAAAGACAAAGTTAATGAGTCCATGTACGTTGCGACTCAAGGTTTACCTTCTTTCTCATTTAGTGTTGATAGAGTTTTTGTAGATTTTAATGGACAAGATGTTGGTATTGGTCAAATCGATCAATTAGTATCATTCCAGACAAATTTACCCTTTGTTACAGGTGATGAAATTGTATATGAGGCATTATCTGGATCTACTGTTCTAGAGGGATTAGAAAGTGGTAAAAGATACTTTATTTGGGTAAATCCAGCTGCTAATAATCAATTAAAACTAGCAAATGCTAGATCTTTTATTGAAGTTAGTAAATTTATTGATTTAAAGCAAGGAACAGGTACACATAGACTAACTCTTGCTTCTCAGTATGGAAAGCAAATACAACCTCAAAAAATTCTAAGGCAATTCCCACTAAAACCAAGTGTTTCTTCAGGTCTTGCTCAAACTACTACCTATGGTCCAACAGGAATGTTGATCAATGGTATTGAAATACTAAACTATAAATCAAATGATTATTTGTATTATGGTCCTCTTCAGTCTGTTGAATTAGTTAGTGGTGGTACTGATTATGATGTTATTAATCCACCTAAAATTGAAGTATCTAATCCTGGAGCTGGTGGAACAGTTGCTGTAATTAATCCTGTTCTTAGTGGATCTCTAAAGTCTTTATATCTCGAAAATAGAGAGTCTTATGATATTGACCAAGTTTTTGGTATCAATATTGAAGGTGGTAATGGAGAAGGTGCTAGTGGTGAAATTACATTATCTCAAGATTATACAGAAGCAAATTTTAATGCTAAAAATATTTTAGCAAATGGTGGTGTTGATATTCCTGGTAATACACTTACTTTCGTTGGTGCTCATAATTTTAAAACAGGACAGAAAATTGTTTATAATTCAAATGGAAACCAACCATTAGGTGTTGCACTTACATTAGGTTCTGATGATATTACCCAATATGATCCTGAAAGTACTTTACAAAATGGTGTTACATATTTTGCCAATGTAATTAACACGACTACTATTAAACTTCATGAAACAGAAGATGATGCTAATGCAGGTGTTGCTACTGTTGGTATCACAACTTTCAACACTTTAGGTATTCATAAGTTTAGATCTTTTGATTTTAAAAATAAAATTCAAAATATTTCTGTTGTTACTGAAGGTTCCGATTATACAAAAAGAACTTATGAAATTAAAACAACTGGTATCAGTACAGGAACTAATTGTTTCATTGTAAAAAATCATGGTTTCCAAAACAATGAAGATGTAATTTATCAAGCAACTAATTCTATTCCTGAATTAACCACAGATACAAATTATAGAATTATTCGTATAAGTGCAGATGAGTTTAGACTAGCTCTTTCTGAAACTGATGTTACTAGAGGCAGATATATTTTCCTTAGCGATGTTGGTAGTGGTATTCATACTGTTAAATATCCAGATATTACTGCTAATATTGTAGCATCTATTGGTGGAACAACAGTATCTATTCCTTGCGAACCAGATGTAAGGGGTGAAATCATTGGTGCATATCTATCTGAACCTGGATCAGATTATGGTTCTAAGGTATTAAACTTTGAAAAACCACCTCTAATTACAGTTTCAAGTGGTAGTGGAGCACAATTCCAACCATTGATTAGTAATGGAATTATTACACAGGTTCAAATTATCGGTGCAGGTTCAAATTATACTTCTGCTCCAGATTTAACAGTTGTAGGTCCTACAGGTTCTGGTGCCCAATTAAAGGCAAAACTCAATGCATCAGGTAAAGTTGCTACAGTTGAGGTAATTTCTGGTGGTATAGGATATGACGCAGAAGATACAGCTATTGTTGTAAGGTCTGTAGGACAGTCTGGTATTATTGAATCGACAGTAAGACCTTTGACTGTAAACTTACATGAAAAGTATTCAACAGATGATTTCTTAAATGCTGAGACTCAATATCCAATTCAATATGCATCTTTAGCATATTCACAAGATCTTCAAACTGATTTTGGAGATACTCTTGCACAAAGATCTCCTATTATTGGTTGGGCATATGATGGAAACCCAATTTTTGGTCCTTTTGCAACAAGAGATCCAAAACAAAATACAGGTATCACAACATATGTTCGTTCTGGATACCAATTAGCAAGTCATTTAGTTCCAAATAGACCAGATCCAGGAGAATATCCTGCTGGTTTCTTTGTTGAAGATTATAAGTTCATGGGAACTGGTGATCTTGACGTTCATAATGGTAGATGGTTTGTTTCTGACGATTTCCCTGATGGAATTTATGGATACGTTGCTACCCTCGAAATTGACCCTGGAACAGGTTTACCAAGAGCATCCTTCCCATATTATATCGGAGACACTTACATCGCTCCTAAAGCGTCTCAGTCGATCTCTCAGGACGATGATATCAATGCGTTAGATCTTAGTAGGAATACTTATCCTTACAGATTAAAGAGTAATAGTGCTAGTTACGATTTTGTTATTGAAGCTGATGAATTAGTTGGACAAGAAGGTGTCATTGATTCTGTTTTGACTGGCGGTGTTGAACAGTTAGAAATTGTTGAAGGTGGTGATCTTTATAAAGTTGGAGATGTTTTAGAATTTGATGAAGAAGGAACTGGTGGTAATGGAGTATCTGCACAAGTTTCTTTCGTTAAAGGTAAGAGCGTTACTGATTTACAAAGTACTAATGTTCAATTTGATGAAGTAACTTTCCAAAAAACAGCTGATTCAGAAATTACAGGAATTATTCAACCAAATCATGATTTTAATAATGGAGAGGTTATTGAAATCTTTAACACAAATACTGATGTTAAAGGTCTTCAAGGATTCCATGTAGTTGGTGTTGCATCAGAAAGAGCTATACTTTTAGATCCAGTTAAAGCGGGAGCGGTTGGTGTTATAACTGATCTTATTGTAAGTAGAATTCCACAAAATGTAAGTGGTGGATCTAGTATTAAATTTAGTGATGGTGAAGTTGCTAAAGTCTTAAATGTAATTGAAAGTAAAAATTTACTACGTATTGAGAGAACAGGTATTGCATCATTTAGTGCTTCTGGTACTATCAGTTATCTGCAAGATAGATTTACTATTGACAGTGATGCTCCACAATTCGTATCTGAATTCTTCCCTAAAAAATTCTTTAATCCAAAACAAACAGTTGGTGTAGGTACAACTGTAGGAAATTATGAAACTCTTAATTATACAGAAAATAATATTGCCCAAACTAGAGTAGTTGAGCATAAATCTATTTTCTTAAATAAACATCCTTTCTTAGATGGACAAAAAGCTTTATTTGTTAAGAAATCAGGTCAACTCTCTCTTGGTGTTGCCACTGCAATTGGTGTTGGAACAACAGCTACTCTAGTTACTGATTCTTTACCTAGATCAGGTGTTGAGCAAGAAGTTTATATTGTATACAAATCAATCAATACAATTGGTATAAAAACTGAGAAAAATGGTGCTGAATTGTTCTTTACTAGCGATGGTAGTAATGATGATGGATATTTTGTTCAAGGTATTGGTACAGCAGTAAGAGGATCTGTATTACAACCAACTACAACAGTTACTACAACTCAAGCTCATGGGTTACAAGTAGGAGATACTATTAACTTTAACGTAATTGCAAATCAAGAAGTTGGTATTGGTACAAGTTCTAGAGTAAGATTAGAACTAAATTCTGAAGGTTTGGTTATTGTCGATTCTCAAGGCATTTCTTCTGCTGGTGTCAATACATCAACTAATAGAATTTCTATTCAAGGTAATAATTTTAAAACAGGTGATAGAATTTACTATGAACCAAAATGTCCAGAACCTATTGGTGGACTGAGTAGGGGTAGATATTACATTTACAGGGATTCTCCTGATAATTTCCGATTATGTGAAACGTATGAAGATGCTGTAGCAGATGTGCCTGTTATAGTTCCTTTAACAAGTATTGGTGGAACTGATCATAACTTTGGTTTAATTAATCCAAAAATAGAAATTCCTAGCAGATCTACTGCCGTATTTGACTTACAAAACTATGAGTTAAATGGATATGATTTCAAAATTTATTATGACCAAGGATTTAATAGTGAATTTGTAGGAACTGGTCAAAGTACATTTGCTGAAGTTGGTGATGTTCTTGATGCAGAAGACCGTGTAATTAGTATTGGTAATACTTATGCTAGATTAGATGTTAATAATAATATCTTCTGTCCTAAGATTCTTTATTATAATATTACTAAGGATGGAAAACCATTAATACCAGATAGTGATGTAAAAGAAAATAACACTATTAAGTATGTTAATAGTGCATATACTGGTAATTTTGCAATCACTGGTATCGGTAGTTCTGCAGTTGGAGTTGGTACTACCACATTCAGTTTTGCAATTGCAAAAACTCCAGAGCAAGTTTCTTATGCTGCAACTGAAGGTAGAAGGTTCTATTCTACAGCTGCCATTGGTCCAGAAGGTCCAATTGATAAAATTAATCTACTATCCAATGGAGAATTCTATACAAAACTACCAAGATTCTTGGGTGTTGAATCTGTAAAAGGTGATAACTCTACTATTAAACCAAAATCAACTAAAATTGGTCAAATTAATTCAATTCAGTTAGTAAATGAAGGATTTAACTATTCTTCTGATAGTACTTTAAGACCAATTGTTGATGTTCCTACTGTTACTACTATTAGAGACTTTAATACTGTTGGTAACATTAGTATTTTGTCTAATGGTAAAAACTATATTTCTGCTCCTAAGTTAGAACTTGTCGATAGATTTGTAGGTACAAAAGTTGATGGTGCTAATATTGTTGCAAGAATTAATGAAAACTCAGGTTCTATTGTAGATACAGAAATTGCAGCGAATCCTGTAGGTCTACAAAATAGAGAATATAGGTTATATTCAGTTAATAATACAAATGGTATTGTTATCACAAAATCAGAAGCTAACCCAACTAGAAGTGGTATTGTAACATTTACAATTTCTACTCCTGTTCTTGGGTTTAGTGCTCCACCATTTAAAGTTAATGATGAAGTTTGGATCGAAGGTTTTGAAAAAGATGCTGGTGCAGATGGTTACAACTCAGCCAATCATCAATACAATTTCTTAAAAGTTACTAATGTTGTAACAACTAACCCATTCTCCTTTACAGTTGATTATTCTGATTATACATTTAATGTTGGTTTAGGTGTTAGTGATACTCAAAACTTCTCTCGTGTTATTCCAAAAGATGAATTACCTACATTCAGGGTTGATTTAAAACAAGCTTCATTTGATAAAAATGAAAAATTAATTGTAAACAGTGAAGAGAGTGATTTACAAGTAATTTCTTTTGATGCAACTGCTGAAAATATTAAGTTTGTTGGTACTTCTCCTATTGTTCCTGATGATATTATCATTGGAGCAAAGAGTGGTTCTCAAGCAAAAGTTGTAGAAATCTTAAGATTTGATGGTGTTTACAGCGTAGAAGCTGAGACAGATAAGACTATTGAAGGAACATCTGATTCTGGAAAATTAAATTCCAGTGGTCAAGTTATTCAAGATAACAATTATTATCAGAATCTTTCATATACACTTAAAACTGAAGTTTCTTATGAAGAGTGTATTGATGCGGTAAACAACAGTGTTCACCCAACAGGTCTTAAAAACTTTGTTGATAATCAGTTAGTAACTGTTGGTAAAAATGCAGGTATTCAAACTTCTACCACTGCTACTGATGCTACAGTAGATCTTGTTGAAGAAGTAAGAGTTGATGATCAATATTACTTTGATATAGGTAGAGATGTTAATATTGCAACTAGAAGTGAGGTAGAACTCAGTAATGAAATTGAATTAGAAAATGCAAAATTATCTGACTATTTTGAATCTATTACAAACAGAGTTCTAAACATTGACGATATTTCTAGTCAGTTTAGTAATATTAGTAATCCAAACACTTTGGATCTATTTGAAAATATTTACAGATATCCATTTAACTTTATCTCAAATAGATTCCTTGTTCAAATCACTAGTGAAGACCGTAGAGATTTCCAAGTTTCTGAAATTACTATTCTTCAAGATGGAACTAATACTTACTATTCAGAACCAACCTTTAAGAAATTACATAGTACACCACAAGAGATCGGAACTCTTGAAGGTTCTGTAGATGTAGATAACTCACAGGTTCGTTTAAGATTTTATCCTGCTGATCCATTTGATAAGAACTATGATATTAAGGTTTTAAACCAGTTCTATAATACTGAACCAACACTTACTGGTATCGGAACAACTGCATTTGGTTTTGCTGTTCTAATGGGTTCTGATGCTGAAATTGGACCTAACACATCCAAATCTTTTGTTTCTGTTGCTGCAACAAACTTTGATTATCTACATTCTCAAGTTGAAGTAGAAACTGTGTCTGCTGGTCAAAAAGAGACCATGTTTGTTGAACTAAAAGCAATTCATGATGGAAATGATAGTTATATGTCTGAATATAATATTATTCTTTCTGATGGTTCTTTTGGTGGTACTAACGCAGGTGCATTTGGTACATTTGGAAGTACTTATGATCCTAGTGGTAATAACTTTAGTATTGAATTCTACAATGCTAGACCTGGTGAGTTTGTAAACTTAAAAGCAAGAACATTAGGTTTCGGTAATACTGTTGGAACTACTAATAGAGACTATAGATTCTTAGCAACAGGAATGATTCCTGATAATGAAAGATCTGCTCAGTATTATACTGAGTATCAGAGTGTTGGTGTTGGATCTACTGCAAACTTTGCTGGTATTAAGAGTGATATTCAGTCCGTAAACCAGTGTACAATGGTTGTTGGATATGGAAGGACATTCTCTGCCTTCCAGTACATGTTCTTGAATGACCAACTTGGTGATTCTCTATACTTCTCTGAATATCCCGTACTATCGGTCGGTAATACGACGGGTCTGGGAACGGTATTTGCCAAATATGATGGTGAAAAGGCAGTTCTTGTCTTTACACCTGAGGCAGGTATAACTGATAAAATGTCTATGAGGACATTTAATGAAGTCCTTTACTTAGAACTTGAAAGAAATACTGTAAATCCACTAGAATATGGAGCAGTTGTTGAAGAAACTTTCAATACTACTTACACTGGTTTGAATTTTAGAAATATCTTTGAATTCCCAATGTTGTGGAATGGATATCCAATTTTCTCTAAAACATTTAACCCTGCTAATACTTCTGCACTTAATCTTGCTACTGGTAAATTTAGGATTAAAAATCACTTCTTTGCAACTGGTCAAGAATTAAAATATATTCCTGGTGGAACATTTGTTGGTGTTGTCACAGCACCAATGACTCTTGCAAACGGAGATCCTCTACCATCTCCAGTTTATGCAATTAAAGATAATGAAGATGAGTTTAGAATTGGTCTTACTACAGCAGCTGCCATAGCAGGTATTGGAACTACTTTAGGATCTGTTGGTGCAGGTAATCTTCATGAATTTGATACAACTGGTAAATTATCCAGATCTCTTATTGCGATTGACGGTCTTGTTCAGAAACCACTTACTTGGGCACCAATTACTAGAACTCTAGAGAATAATACAACTCTTTCTGGGGGTGGAGTTCTTGGTCTTGGTAAAACTTCCACATTTATGGCAATTTCAGGTATTTCATCTGTTATTCTTGGTGATATATTTGAAATTAATGATGAATTTGTACTTGTTGAAGCTGTTGGTGTAGGTACTACAAATACTGAAATTGATACTGCTGGTATTGGTACATTTAACTTATGTAAGATTCAACGTGGTTCAGTAGGAACAGCAGCATCATTCCATCCTAATGGTTCAATAATTCAAAAATACACTGGTTCTTATAGCTTCGCTAGAAATAATATCTTCTTCACTGGTGCTCCTAATGGTGGTAAATCTTCCGATGAAGCATCCACAACTGGTATTCCAGAAGCAGGATCTAGTTTCAATGGAAGAGTTTATTTGAGGAAAAATTATGATTCTAATAAGATCTTTGATGATATTTCTGGTCAGTTTACTGGTGTTGCGAAAACATTTGCTCTTCAGTCTGAAGGTAAAAATATAACTGGTATTGGTAGTGAAGGTGGTTTTGGTATCTTCTTTGTGAACAATATGTTCCAAAAACCACAAACTCCAAATAACTTTAATGCAAACCTATTCATTAGAGAACAAGGTGGTGCTACTGATCTAACTTTCACTGGTATTCTTAATGAAAGTGGAGATCCTATTGTTTCTGCAACAGATATTAACCAAAATGGTTTACCTAGAGGTGGTGTTGTTGTTACTTTAGGTTCTAGTGAAGGAAGAGGATTTGCAAATCTAGGTAATCCTTCTATTGGTGCTTCTATTAACCATGCAGGTGAAGTTTATAAGGTTCTGACTGCACCTACAACTCAAGGAATGAGTAGCATTACCAATTATGTCTACGATCATACCATAGGACTTTCTACAGTTACCACTTCTACTGCTCATGGATTAGAAGCAGGTGATAGTATTGATTTTGTAGGTATTGGATTTACTTGTGTACCAACTAAATCTGGAATTACTACTGGTGTCTTCCCATACACTAGAGGTCTTAAGAAGACTGTGGTTGACTTCCTCTATGATAATAAAACTGGAATGGCAACAGTAACCACTCTAGAAAGATTTGGTATCTTAGAAGAAGGTGAGGAAGTATTCTTCAATGGTATTGGTTTCACATGTATTGGTCAAAAATATGCTCAAATCAGTCAGAAAGCTGGAATTACAACCACTCTCTTCCCTTGCAGAGCAGGTATTGCTAAGACTATTTCTGCCTTTAATTATGATAATACATCTGGTCTTGGTACTATTACTTTGGCAACTCCTCACAGATATGAGGAAGGAGACAGAATTTATATTGAAGATCTCAACTTAAAATGTGGATATGGCGTTAATATTACTGATGCTCTATATGATGCACCAACAGGTCTTACAACAATAACTACAGCATCTGCTCATAATTTCTCCAAAGGAGATAAGGTTAGATTGCAGGGTCTTGAATTCAGTTGTGCTGGATATGGAATAACATTTGCTATTTCTGCCTTTGAATATAATAATTCTACAGGTATTACTACGATTACAACTCCTAGTCCTCATGGAGCAAAACCTGGAGAACAGATAAAATTAACAGGTCTTGGATTTACATGTCCAAAAGTTAATGTTGGAACACCTATTGGATTTACTTATGAACCTTCAACTGGTCTTTCTACAGTCACATTTGCTTCTAATCATGGATTAACAAATGGTGATAAAATCTCCATTGGTGCAAGCAGTATCGTATTTACATGTACTTTAGATGGTGGTGCTACAACTCATCCATATCCTCGTGCTACAGACTTTGCATATAATAAGTACCTACCAATTTCAGGTGTAACTACAAATTCATTCCAAGTTAATGTTGGAACTGGTGGTACAGGTACATTCCCACATACTTTTGTTAGTGCAACTACAAATGCGATTAAAACTCTTAACTATCTTGGCGTAACAACTTCAATATTCCCAGATGGTACACAAGGAAGTCAATTCAGAGTTACTAAAGTTCTTTCTCCAACCAAGATTCTAACAAATGTTGGTATAACTTCTATTCCTCATGTTTACGATGCTGGTGGTGAAATACAGGTTGGTGTTACATCTCACATCTATCCTACTGGTAAATATGGATTTGAATTCATTGTTTCTAGCACACCAACCAAAAATAAGTTCAGAGTTAATGTTGGACCTTCTACAATTGCTCACACTTATGTAAGTGGTGGTAATGCACTTCTTGGATTAAGTACAACCATATATCCATCAGCAGCATCAGGTATTGGTCATAGTATAACAGACTTTATCTACGATAATACTACAGGTCTTTCTACTGTTACTGTTGCAAGAAATTCTCTACCATTTGGATTAGGTGATAGAATTAACTTTGCTGGTTTAGGATTTACATGTCCTAGTGGTTTTGCTGGTCTAACATCAACTATTTTCCCACAATCATTAGGAAGAAAATATAATATTGGTACAGTTTATTATGATAATTCTACTGGTCTTGCTACTGTAACCACAACTGCTGCTCATGATTTCAAAGTAACAGATAGTTTAGATTTACAAAATCTCCTCTTTAATTGTTCTTCAGCATATGCTGGCGTAACTACTCACAGATTCCCAGATCCTGCTACAGAACCTAATAGATCTTTCAGAGTTCTAAGAATCGTTGATCCAAATACAATCTGGGTTGATGTTGGTGTTTCTACAATTGTTCACACATATAATCTTGGCAGACATACATGGGTAGGTGGTACAGCAAGTGCTGCGGTTCAATCTGGTGGTAATTACGTACATACATTCTTATCTGCTGTAACAAATGGAGTTCAGAGTGATGTTGGTAACTTACCAAACCCAATCACAAACGTAGCATATACTCCTAACACAGGTAATATGGTAATTACCTCTGCTAATCATTTACTAACAACTTCTAATACACTTACCATCGCTGATAACGCATTGTCCTTCACATGTACAATGGACGGAAATACAGCAACGAAGACTTATCCAAGATCTACTGACCCTGTATC